AGAAGATTGTTTCTCTACAATACCTGATATAGTATTTTCACTTGTTGCTATCTCAAACACATCTGGTTCTCCATTTTTATTGAAGAAGATCCAATCAATATCATCAAAGTTTTCTTGACTAGATGCTTTCTTAAACTTATAGAATACTTGTATATCAGCAATGTCTTTAACATTTGCTAACAGATGTACATTGACAGCAGTTGCAGGATTTGCAATAGTAACTTCTTTAGTAACATACTTGGCAATTGAAGAACCATTCTTAGATGTATCTTCAGCAACAAAGTCTAATCCATTTGTATATGTTACCTTTCCAACTTCCAAATATGCGTTCTCTTCATCTGGTTGATTAGGATACTTAACAAAATCTCCTACACGGAATATGTCAGCAAGTTGATCACCAGTAACTGCGTTTCTATTGTAAAGAGCATTGTCTATAATTCTATCAGTGAAACTATCATTGATAGGATTAACATCTACTCTCAATGTTAATTGTTGAGTTTGTGTATTCCAAATAGTTGCTTTACCTGTAATTACATTATCATAAGTTTCAAGTAATACATTTGGATTACGTGCTACTACAGTTGCTGCTTCTGGTATGGAAGCAAACACTTGTGATGGATTTGAATCAACAGTAACATTTGTAAGACCTAGTTGATTTCCTAATGTAACTGTTTCACCTTTTTGGAAGAACTGACTTGTTTTTACTCTAACATAAACAACTTGACCATCAACTCTAGCAATAGTTCCTGTTGTTTTTGTTGTCAAACCTTTGATTGTTTGATCTGCCTGTAATTGAGTTCCGCCATTACCAGCAAGATTAAATTGATAGACAGGGAAGAACTCTATAATCTGATCTCTTCTACCAAATCTATCTTCTTGACCTTTGGCATTCTCTACTCTGTTTGTAATTGTTTTTACACTTGCACTTGATAAGTCTACTGCTGGACTCAAATGAGACACAGTAGATGATAGTCTCATCTTATAGACTAGAGATTGAGGTACATTGTTTAATGTCTCATTAATTTCAGAAGCAATAAACTTTTGATTTGTGAAGTAATGAGGTTCGTTTAAAAATGTTTTCTCATATGGTGCTTGTGAATATGAGGTAACATTTGATGTTGTAGAATCAACAGGAACAACATTAGTTGTTTTAACCTGTGTAGTCAATTTTGTTCCAGTGAATGATAAGTATGACACCTGTGGATATAATGTCTCAAATTTTCTATTGAATGATGCATATACATTATCTCCACCGCCAATACTATTACCAGCAGCTTGTGAACTAGATTTTATATTGTATGTGTCAACACCAGAATTTGATACTTGGAATAATGTAGTATTCAATATCGTCGCAGTTATACCACCAATTTCTTTAGCAGTTCTATAGAACACATAAGAATTACCACTATCTTCAAATCCATGATCTCTATGATTTACTTTTATAATAGAGTTATTGTTTTTGAATAATTTAGATGTTGAATTTGTATTAGCACTAGCATTAGTTTCAAATGGATTGTTTTCTAACAACTCATATCCAAGAGAATCATTTTTAATTAATAATTCTGCTGGTCTTGTTATATCAAATTCAGCACGATACATTTTAAATTTAAGATCTTCAAATATATCCTCAGTCCAACTTTCAGTATTTTGTGATCGGTATACCGAACCTAATGATGGTTGGGTGGTGATGACCGTACTTGTTGCTATGTCGGTATCCCCTAATTTAGATGTCCATAATTCATAATCAATAGAATCTGTTTCAACTGTGAGAGCATACTCAGTATCATTCTGTAAATATACAGGATGATCAAAAGCAAAATGTGTAGGTGTTGTTGATGGTGTAACATCTCTACCTCTATCATCCGCTACACCCATTCTAACTGCTGGCGTATCTATTTCTATAAATGTTTCTATTTCACATCCTCCAGCACCATTACCAACGCCTTTGACAACCACTGATGGTGCTTCTGTGTATCCAAAACCAGGTAGTGATACTTCAACATTGTATATTTGACCATTAGATACTTCTATACTTGCAGTAGCAGTAGATCCGCCAGGTAATTGTGGACTTTCTATTGTTAGAATAGCACTGTCATAATTAAGACCAGGATTTGTTACTCTAATATCAGATAACTTACCACTATCTTTTGCTATTGATAAAACAAAATCTGTTCCACCTGTAGCATTAGCGAAGGTAACTGATGGTATTATTAAATCTTCATTTGGTAAGAATGATTTACCATTATGGTTACTAAGAACAACAGTATAACATTGTTCGTTAGTAAGACTATATCTACCAGATGCACTTGCAACTAATTCTACATTGTTCTTATCAAAGATTTTAAGTATAGGACCTGATGCAGCAGATGAGGCACCAGTTACATTTTCTCCTTTAAGAACAGACATATTTGCACTAGCAAAACACTTAAGGAAAGTATCTGGAGTCAATGTTTTTTCACTGCCAGGCACAATATTTTTTGCTGGTTTCTCAGCATCTACGTTAGTGATATATGTTTTTATTGGTATTGTCTGACTCTTCTTATTGAAGTAAAGATCAACACCAGTTACAAAACATCCACCATCTAGATTCTCTATCTTAAATGTTTGTGCAAGAGGATTAGGTCTTATAGGATTGTCAGTATTACTTTCAATTAACTGAACACCTTCATTAGATTTAAAGATAGATGGTTTTGTAGATACAATACTGGAAGGATTTTCTGGAAGAATACCAGTAGCATAATACTTAACTTCTGTATATGAATCTACTCCTGATTTTGGTGCATTAGAACGACTAGATGTAAATCTAAAAGTAAGAGTTCCTACAGTAAAGTTTAGTTGTTCTCCATCGTCATCATATCCTACAGTATCAACATCACCACCCCATGTAGCATTTTCATTAGGAGGTGATCCAGCTGGTAAGATAATTAATCCACTAGCATTACCATATTCATCAGTGGTTATAGGACCGTTAAATGCTGACAATGAGTTACCAGCAATTCCAGTAAATCTAAGATCAGGATTTACCCAACGACTAATATTTCTTCCTTCCAAGAACACAAAGATTCTTGTATTTGGTTTCATTCTACCAATCTTAAATTTGATAGGCACACTTCGTGCAAAGAATGATAGAGATGTAGAAACAATATTTTGTCCCACTGTTTTAGTTTGCAATCCTTTACCAACCTCATTGTTTTGAGGACTGATATTAGAAGAACTACCAACAGATGCATTTTGCACAGATGTATTAGCAATCTGTGAGTTTACACCGCCAAGAGAATTGATGGTTGTAAATGATGATGATGCACCCACCCAGTTTACAATAAATGAGTTATGTAAACTAGAGAAACTTTCTTTTACACTTTCTTTTGCTAAGAATATGTTGAATAGATCTGTATTTGTATCTACAACAACTGGTTCTATACTATCATCATACCATTGATCTATTGATGGAGATACATCAGCATCACCAACGTATTGTAGTACAACAAATGGATTAGGATTCAATGTTCCTGATGCAAAATCATTTCCTAATAATGTCAATGGTGAGAATGGTAATGTTACTAGGTTTCCTGATTTCTTATATCCAGAAACTGCTCTTTGATCCTCTCGTCTATTGACTTCTACTAAGTTTACAGAATCTTCTTTAGACTGTGGACGTAATACAGATTGTTGAGGATCAATAGCACAACGATAATCAAGAGATCTAAGATTACCAACTTTATGTGCTTCAAAATTATCCACAACAAAACCAGACTTAAATCTGTCTAGACCAATCTCATCCTTAACTTGCATGTTAAGAGCTTGTTGTTCTAAGATACTAAGTGTGGTGTAGTATTCTAATCTTTCAATACGTTTTTCTAACTTACCAATATCACGCATTGTATAACGACGATTATCTACTGGCGTAATCCTTACATCTTTACTTGTCTTTGTAAATGCAGGAATGTATGCATAGAATAATGGTACAGCATCCTCTATCAAATCAGGTTTAGTTGGATTGAGAGATGAGTTACCCTCATTAACTATGAACTGACCTTTCTTATCTAAGAAAATACCATCAATACGATCTAAGTATTGTACTTGACTGAATGAGAATGTAAACTCTAAATTTTTATCAGGTGCAGGACTACTAGAAACGATTGCACCAGCACCAGAGAAAGATCCTTCTGTTCTTTCTAATGTCGATGTATCAAGGAAACCTGGTATGATAGCAGTGCTATCTACTTTTGGTCTAAAATCAATTACGTTCTTAAGTTCTACTATACCTAGAACAGATGAGTCAAATGTAGGAACTTCATCTTCGGAAACTCCTGCTTCATGTAAGTAACTATCTATTGTTACAAAATCACCCTGTGAATGCTCGAAGTAATCAAATGCTATTACTAATTGTCCTGTAGTTTCTTCAAAACCAGGTTTTAAGACAATACGAGAAACATCATATATTGTATCTCTTTGACCATTATCAAATGTATATCTTGATGTAACATCTGTACCAGATATTAAGTTACCAGCACTATCAATCTCAGGTGGTTGTGAAGATGTTCCCTCATAAACATATAGAAGTTTAAAAGCATCAGAGTAGGATAATATCTCTACAACTTCTGTATCATAATCTGTACCTCTCAATGGTACAACACGATCACCAGCAGATGTAACTGTAATTCTCTTGTTTCTTACTACAGTCTTAAGTCTTGGTTTTGCATTAGATACTTCTAATGTTGCAGTCAACTTAAGTTTAGGGAATGTTCCATTTGTAGGAATGTTTCCAAAATATGTTGATGGTAAATTTAAACTAATACTACCAGATGTTAGACCACTAGCAGTATCAGTAGCAGATGAAATATCAACAGCATCTGCTGATACAAACACTATATCACCTTTTACAATATCAGGTGCATCACCAGCATCTAGAACTGTAATGATGTAATTTTCTTCTGAGTATGCAGCAAATCTTTGTGTACCAAATGGTAACTGTGCAGCAAATGTGATTGTACCACCACCAGTAGTTGCTGTAGTTACAAAATCTCTACGGAAGAAGTATTTAATTTTAGTGTCATCTCCACCAGCAGAAATCTTAGATACTTGTTTACTACCTGTTGGATATAAAAGTGTACCACTAGCAGCGTTATCTACCTTTGGACGTAACCTTACAATACTAGCGTTTGTAATATCACCTGGCAAAGCAGTATCCAAATATATTCTAGATTTAGATGAACCTTGTTGTTGTGTAGCATATTGAACTATAGCTCTAACAAGGTTATTCGCATCGTCTGAGAACTGTACTAAATCACCTTGTTGTACATCAGTAGAAGCATCTGCACTAAAACTTGTAGACTCTATGAATGTGCTTCCCTGTGAACCAAAGAATGTAAAATCAGTTACAGTTTTGATTTCTGAAAACTCCTGACTATCAACAACTACATCTGCTGAGAATGAGTTAGCATTACCAGAACCATATGAACAACCAACAGATTTAACATTCTGAGGTGTGTATGTTGTTACTGTATCTCTGTATAATATTGGTACGATTCCAGCAGCTGCGTTTGGTGCTGATGCACC